GAAAATTTAACTATTTCTTAAATTTTCGGTTTTGAAAATTTTTGTCTTTTTGAAATAACTAAGTGTCGTATGATAGTTAACTATTCATAGTATGTGTATCAATAGTTAACTATTGATAAAAACATGAGTTAAATAACTTTAAAATAAGTTATTTATACAATAGATATCTTATAATCAGTAAAGAGTTAAATTATCCAAAAGATGATTTATTTTTACAGTAGTATACAAAAGAATCATAAAAGGAGTACATTATGAACGATTTTAAAAAAGAAATGATATCGGAAAATTGCCTTACCACTGTAGTAATTAGTTCTCAAAGAGCTGGTCATGCGAAACAGGCGTTGGATAGAATTATAGAGTTGGCTAATAAGTCCGGAAGAATAATTACTTTTACTAAAATATTCGATAATTTATATTTATCGAAATATCATTTTAGTGGAAGAGAAAGAAGAAATAGAGCCGATGAAAAAAATGGTTCTTTTCATCAATTTGTCTTAAAAAGTAATTATAGTTTAGAGGATTTAGAAATTATTTTAAACCCTATAAATTTTCCAGATTACGGTTATTATAGTAATCTTAATATAATTGATGTAAGTCTTTAATTTAGAAGCTCTTATGAGCTTCTTTTAAATATTATTAAATTTAAAAAGGATAAGAATGCGTAATGCAGAAAAGGAATTTTCTTTAATTGGAAATGAAGAAAAATTAACAATCGTTTTAATTTCTCTTCTAAGTATTCTAGGTTTGGATAATTACGTTCGGGAAATACCTAAAAACGTATTAATCTTTTTTAGTGTTATTACTATGTTTTCGTTATATGATCTAAGTAAATTAAAACATATTGAAAAAATGGTTTTAATTGCTTTAAGTGCGAGTACTACCTTAGGGATAGCTATTATTTGGACTATTTTCGAAATTATTTATAACGAATTCAGTACTTATAAAAAACATAAATTGGAAATAGAATATCAAGAATATTTAAATAATCTTTCGCGTATTTTGTATTACGAAGGATATACTTTTAAATTAACTTCAGATGGAAAAATTAGAAGTTATAAAAAAGATAATCCAAAATATAAGGGAGAATCAGATAAGGATTATAAAAATAGAATTTCGTTAGCTAAAAAAGAAGTTAAAGAAATTTATAAATTAAAGTAAAATACAGGAGGTTATTTTACTTTAAAATAAGTTAATTATTACATAGATATTTTATAATCAGATAAAGATATAATACTTGGATGTATGTATTTTTTTCAAGCGGTGCAGCCGCTATATAAATACGCGCTACCTCGAGGTCTTCGACGGAAGACCTCTTTAAACCTTAATAAAAGCTAACCTAAAAGTTCGAGTCATCTAGATGATGTGACTCTCAGATAAAAGAACGGTTAGCTTTTATTAGGGTTTTAATTAATCCAAAGTTGCTAGAAATAGCATTTAGTATAACTCTGATACTGAGTTAATTAATACCTCCGATAATGGAGAAGAAAGATTCAAATGGGAAATATTAAATTATACGCTGGATTCTTTCTGAATAACGGAGAGCATATTACGTGGGAGTTTGCTCCCGGTAAATGTAAGCTTCCGAAAGGAGTAAGTAAAGGCGATAATGTGAAGTTCAACATGATTGGATTTTATATGGACGAACAAGTTTATTGTACCATAGTCGAAGTCTATATAGGTGGCGAGCGTTATACTCATCAACCAGGAGGTACTCTTCTTCATATTACCCATCTGAGTGATGGTGTGCCTCCAGTAGAGGCTGGTATTAGAGCCACTGCAAATGGTTATGAATCGTTTGCGGATGATACCTCTGGTTTAGAGTACATTGCACGCGCAGGGTACTTTGAAGTACCAGACAAAAATAGTAAGTAAGCTTCTCGACAGCGATGCCGTTAAATATCTAAATTAAATTATAAAAAGGATAAACTATGAAAAAGTTTATACAATTAATGATTGGTTTATGTATGTTAGTCGCTCTTATGAGTTTTAGTGGTTGTAGTTCAAAAGATGATATGTTAACTCCACATGGTTATAGTCTTGGTGTACCAGGAAAAAGACACGCTAAATTTAATAATACACGTAATCTTTGTAAAGATAGAATAATGTATATTATTACTAACGATGGTACTATACCAGTAACTGATAGCAAAAGTGGAAAGTTAGTTAGATGTGGTATAGATAAATATGGTCGCGTTATAGCGCTTGGAACAATTGAAAAATAAATAAAGAGGCTTTGATTTCTTTAGTTATTATATGAAAGTTAAATTTAAAAAGGATAAAAGATGCAAGATAATGTCGATAAATTAGATATATATGGTGAAAGAGATGATATTGATTATTTTGACCGTATGGAATTAAATTGTTTAAATGATGAAATGTGTTTCAATGAAGAAAAACTTATTACTAATTTTAGTAATAACGAATTGGATATTTATGAAAAAGCGCTTATAAAATTTAAGGAAAGTGGTTCGTTATCAGATACTAATAAAAAAATAGTTCTAACTATAAAAGGAAGAGCTTATTGTAGCGATGGTACCGAATTAAAAGATCATTCCTCTTTGTGGACGAATTCGCCTTATGTTGGATTAAATAATTTTTGGAAAATTTTTAAAGAAATAGAAATTGAGACAAAATTAAAAGATTTAGAGCAAACGATCGAAACTATCAAATCCGCAAATTATTCGGATAAAGAAAAAAGAAAATTATGTTTTGATCTTAAAAAGAAAGCCGATAGTTTAGCAAATTCTTATTTATAAGAAATGTTATTATAGTATGTTTATATAGCCGAATGAATAAAAAGTATTCGGCTATAAAAGTTAAATTTAAAAAGGTTAAGAGATGAATAAATTTATTTGGGTAGATAAAATTACGGAACCAGCGGATGAAATTTTGGAAATCCATAAAATTTCTTTTGAACGTTATAGAGGAGAAATTGTTTATGGTGTAGAGGTTTGTTATAAAAATAAGCCTTGGGAAAAAATAGAATTAGATGAAGTAGAATTTTATAATTTACCTTTCGAATATGATATTAGTATAGAAGAACTTCGTGAATTAAGAATTGAAGAATTATCAAAAGATTTTAAAGAAGATTTTGGTAGTGGTTATTTCTATGGATGCGAAGATTAAAAAGGATATTAGATGGTAGATTTTACAAGAGAAACAGTAGTAACCTTTATAGGAGCGGATGGAAAATCATATTCATTTAATTATAATGAAAATGATGAAAAAGCTTTTGCTAAAGCTTTTAATAAAATTATGGCTTTTCCTGATTCAGTAATTGGTCATTTAGATATAGACGATTTCTTTGAATTAGTAAATGTTCCAAAATCCGAACGAACTGATTTTGCCATAGCGGCCATTCAAAAACAAGCTGCCGAATTACAAACGAGGTAGAATTTTATAATTTACCTTTCGAATATAATATCAGTATAGAAGAACTTCGGGGAATTAAGACTCGAAGAGTTATCAAAAGATTTTAAAGAAGATTTTGGTAGTGGTTATTTCTATGGATGTGAAAATTAAAAATTAAAGGATGACATATGTTGGATAGTTTAAATCCTATAGAGGATATTTCGGATAGTGATCAAGGGTTATTATGGCTACGTAATAAAATGTATTCTGACTTAGTGACTAATTTTCATAAAGATAAATTAAGTATTTATGAAAAAAGCACTGAAGAATTTAACAATAATCAAACTGGACCAAATAAAGTACAATTGACTATACATGAAGGAGCTTTGGATATAAGTGATGAATCGGTAAATGATTATTTTAGTTTAAAAACGAATTCGCCGGATAAAGATTTAGAAGAATTTTGGTTTATTCATTCAAAATACGAAAAAGAATTTTACTTAGAAAAAATTCTTGAAACGGTAGGTAAATTAAAAAATAAAAATTTATCAAAAGTCGAAATCAAAGAGTTATGTAAAGATTTGGTTAAATTTTCAAAACAGTTTGATTCTTCTTATAAAATATCGGATTATTTGCTGGTATTAGATAATATAGAAAAATAAAAATCGTAGAATATTTATTGGAACAATTTCCAGTAAATATGAGAAAATCTAAAATAAACGAAGAAGAAGCCAGAACGATGTATAATAAGGCTTGTTCTAAATTTATTGAAGATTAAAAATTAAATTTAAAAAGGATAAAAAAATGTTAAAAATGGAATATGTAGTTCAAAACTTAATTGGGAATCTTATGCCTCATGGTATAACAGAGGACCGATTATTGGGTAAATTAAATGTTACTAGCGGTAAATCAGTGATAGTGAATCTCGAATACAGTTTTTCAGAATGGTTTGAAAAACCGTTATCAAACGATGAGTTAAAACAACTCAAAAAAGATTTTCCAAATTTGGAAATATCTAAGGAACGAATCGAAGTAAAAGTATATTTAAACTTTATGTTTATTAATCGTGGTGGTTATTATTCATGTTTTTTTAATGGTACTCATCATGTGCCACAATGGAACATTGAAAAAACAATTTGGAAATTTACTACAAATCATGATAGCTGTTGGAGAGAAAACGCATTCTCCGATGCTAACCAAATTCTTAGTAAAATCCAAAGAGATATATCAAATATTTCAAAAACTTATAAAGTAGAACATGTTGATATACCAAAGCATGTTATTCCAAATTTTAGCTATATTCGTAATTCGGGTTTATTTGAATTTGCTGAAATCGAAACTTGCGAAAACCATGATCACGATAAACATGAATTTGTAAAAACCAAAGTTGGTTATTTTCTCAAAGTGTTACCAAATTATCAAAATAACAAAGGGGTTGAAAATGGCGAAGGTTAATTTTAGTATTAAAATTGAAGAAAAGGAATACTCTAAGGAAGAACTTATAAAAGAAGTTCTTTCTGAGTTAGAAAAACTTCCAGATGGTAAGTATGAATATCTTCCTATTGATCCGGATAATTTTCATACGAAATTTAGTTTTCAATTACAAGAGAAGAAATAATGTGTACGATAATAGCATTATATTTAAATACTAAATATAATTGTAAATACGAGGGAGTCTTCGTTACAACAATGTTCGTAGATATAGTAATGTGGCAAAGTTTAGCGACAATTTTTGGAGGTTAAAATGAAAAAAATAAAAAATAAAATATCTAATCTTGGATTAGATATTTTAATTGGATTGAGTATTACTTATTTATATTTTTTTAAATTTTTTAAAAAAATTAAAAATAGAAAAGATATTAAAAAATCCAAAAAATTATTTAATAAGTTAAATAAAAATGGAATGGGTATTTATGAAATTAAATATCTTATGGAACATGGAAAAAAGTTTCCATGTAATTATCAATCGAATTAAATATAAAAAGGAAAAAAGATGATTGAATTCACAGAATCCGAATTAATAGTAATTATTGCAATTACTATTATTTATACTATACTTGGAGTTAGATTTGCTGATAGACATGCTATTCCAGTTGGTTTATGGGAACATTTTCAACAGATTATAGTTATTTTAATATGGCCATTCGTTGCAATAATTCTAAGTTTTTATTAAAATTAAGATGAATGGGAAAATGATCATGTTAAATTTTAAAAAAAATATTCAAAACTTTTGGCTGGTATTTGATACTATTGTGGAAATACTTATAATATGTAGTTTACCGTTACTTATTTTAGGTACAATACTTTTTGTAGATTAGGAGAAAATATGCAAATTCAGACTCATAATGAAAATCCCAATTTTACGATTATCCTACCTGGGCCATGTCAAGCCAGATGCGAATTTTGTCAATGGGAAGAAGATAAAGAAAACGATGCCTTTATGACTGGCTTATGGTATGCTTTAGAAAATTTGCCAGAAAATTTTACACAGATTAGTCTTTCTGGTGGAGAACCATTACTAAGCCCATACTTTAGCAAAGTTTTGAACTTAATTAAAAGATATCCAAAATTTAATAAAATTGTTTTAACAACCAATGGTATCAATTTAAAATCTTTTATTATTGAAAAAAAATTAATTGGTATTAATCATATAAATATTTCTAGACATAGTATAGATGATTTAGAAAATACCAATGTATTTAAAAGCACAAATGTTCCATCAAAAAGAGATTTAAGAGAAATTTCTAAAGTGGCAGTAGCGTTTAGAGAATCCTTTGATTTGAATTTCAATTGCGTATTCGTTCCGGAAGTCCAACATGATGCTGTAAACTGGCTAAAATTTTTAAAAGAAACTGGTATAAAATCAGTAACATTTAGAAATCAATATGATAATTTCGAGAAGTCTCAGTTACAATTAGATATGGAAACAACGGCTATTGAGCCAGAAATAACTTCCGAATGTCCAGTTTGCAAAACCGAAATTTATCGAATTCAAGATTATTCTTTTAAATTTCATATGAGTGCTAATGAACCTACGGATAATGGGGAATTGACCTTAAATTTTGGAAAAGAAGAAACTTACGAAGTAATTCTCCAAAGTAATGGTAACCTAACTCGAGATTGGGAAGGTAATAAAATTTTACACATTCCTACGATTAAAGAATATAAACGATATAAAAAAGAGGTGTTTTCTAGATATCGTTTTCCAGATATAGGCATGGAAGATGAAGATCTAGAAAATGAAATATCAATCGAACAAAGAGCAAACAGAATAGGCAATGCTATACATATGAACCCATTAATCGAAACCCAAGAAGAGATGAGAGCTCAGGAATCAATCCAAAGGAGGTTATATCGAGAATTGGACCAAAGAGGTTCGAATCAGCGCAGCAATTTTTTTGGTTCCGGATTAATAAGAGGGCGGTACTCTAGCAATATGGTTATAGATGATTTAGATATAGAGGAAGTATCATATTCCAATGAAAATACAGAATCCGAAAACATCGAACGATCTTATTCATCATGTACCTATTCTTCATGCGGATTTTAAAATTAAATTAAAAAAGGAAAAAAATGACATTACGAAAAAGAAAAGAAATGATGGAAAATAATTTAAAAAAAAAGTTATTGAAACTGATGAAACATTGGAGGGATTTCCATATAAAATCAAGAAAAGGAGAAAGAAAATGAAATTTAATTTTAATTGGGATATTTCTAAAATTAATTGGAACGTTTTTTGGATTACTTTTATAATTATAGTTATGATTAATGTTATTCTTAATCGATTTCATATTGGTTTTGATGATTCTGATGATTGGGATAATCATAAAAGAAGTGGTTTGATTATTTACACTGATTATAAAAGCGGTTGTCAATATTTGCAGGGTGGTTTTTTTGGAGATAATATTACTCCAAGATTAGATGAAAATGGCAAACAAATTTGCCAAAAATTTTAAAGGATAAATAATGGCCAAACTTAAAATAAAAATTGATTTAGAAGAGTTTCAACGCGATTCCCAAAATGAAGAGATTTTTGAAATTATGTCGGTTATACTCGCATATATTTTAAATAATGTTGAAATATATAAATCTTTTGATAAAAACGAACTTTTTATAAAGGTTAGAAAATTAACAGAAGCAATGGAAGGGTTGCGGTCATTGGATAGAACAACGTTGGAAACAATAGCGGCTAAACAAAACGAGTTAAATTTAAAAAAATTTTTTAAAGATTGTATTAAAGAATTTAATACTTTAACGGGTATGAAAATTAAAGTGATTTTTACCGGGAATAAAAATCAAAAAAATAAAAACTTTTTAAAAAAAATTTTTGAAATTATTGAGGTTAGCAAATTAAAAGTCGATACTCGCTTAAAGGAAATCGAATGAATTTATTAAAATACCTCAATGTGATTTTAATGATTTTATTAAGTTTATTAATTATTTTTGGAGTTATTTTGAAAATGAAATAAAAAATCAATTGGAAAGAAAACTTAAAAAATATTCTAAATTTTGAATAGCTTCGAATAAAAGGTATCAATAAATGAAAAAAAGAAAAGGTAAACAAACCACCATTTATGATTTTTGTAATTCGTTTATCGATTGCACATACGTAGAAAAACATGTAAAAAAAATACGATTAAAATTTACTAAAAAATCAAAAGTAATTCAGAGATCGTTATTTTAATGACAGGAGAACGAAGAAATAGTATAGATATATGATACTATTTCTTCCGACAATTTTTATTAAATTTTGACATAAACTCCATTACCAGCATCCCATTGAATAATATAATCGTTATTGATAATATTTTCTTGAGCCGTTAAAGATGGATCATAATTAAACCCAGGAATTTTTTTTAATTTATGTTTTTGAAAAGTGTTTCTTGGATAGGTTTTATTAGTTTTTAAATCTATAACGCTGAAATTTGGAGAACTTTCATTAATGTATTCCAACCCCAATTGTTTATAAAGATTAGATTCATTTAAAGCGCTCCAACGTCGATTAGCATATGTTATAATTTTTGGATTATCTAAATCTTTTAAAATATATTTGTAAAGTTTGGAAACTCCCCCATGTACTATAGTATTTTTTTTAGTACATATTCTATGAATTTCATAATCGTATCTTTCATTATATCTAGAAGCTCCTAAAGTAAATATTTGTACTAATTCATCTTGATAATATAAACCATAATGTTTTTGAGAATTTATAGATCCTTGTAAATGATTAAGTTCTTGAAATTCTCTAGAATCTTGTTTCGAAACTTCCTTTATAATACATTTTCTACCAGGAATTTTATTAGGAACTTTTCCAAGTTTTAAAATTATTTTACTTAACCAAATATCTTTTTTAATTGGATTTAAAAATTCCAATTCATTAATCTGAAATAAATGAATTCCTAATATTGTGCACGCTTCGAATTTTTTTAAATGTCTTTTTTTATTATAATACGCGTTTGTTTGACTTTTAAAAATAGCTTTATCTGGATGCATATAAGAATGCCAATATGCTTCATTAAATTCTATTGCAAAATTTAATTTTGGAATATAAATATCTAATTTTATTCTACCTATTTTATGATTTTGAAGTACTTCTAATTCTGGATATTTATCTTTTATAAAATTATAGATTTCTTCTTCCCCTTTTGAACGAGTACTAGCGCATTTTGGACAACCGTGTCCACTTTTATGATTAGCTGGAGTTTGAAAAAAACTTCCATGTTCTGGACATACCATTTCTATTTTTTCCGTAGCATTAATATAATTTACCTTCGGATAATCATATTTATCCGAAGGTATTATACATTTTTTACATCCATGTTTAAAATGTTCTCCAACTGTAGTAATAAATTCCCCATGTTCTGGACATATCACTTTTATTTTAGTTCCAGTATTTGCATTTTCTGGTAAATCATAGGTATATTTATTCCCATGTATTTCATAAAATTTTTTTAATATTTCCAAATTCCCTAGAAATTTTCTAGAATGTGCGCATTTTGGACAATCCTTTCCTGAAGAGTGATCAATAGGGGTTTGAAAAAAACTTCCATGTTTTGGACATATTATTTCTACTTTGGTAGTAGCATCAATATAATTAACTTTCGAATAATCGTATTTATTGGAATGATTTTTTTTTGATAACTTTATAAATTCTTCTTGTGTTAATATCATTTATAATCCTTTAGTAATTAATATATCTATAATATCTTTTTAGAAGATTTTATAGTCTTCCATATAATATTCATCTTCATCATCTATTATAGAAGTAAAACCAGGAATTTCAAACTCTTTTAATATTTCTTTTCTTCTTTGTTTTTCTTCATCTTTGTTTGTAAAATGATTTTCTATTTCTTGTATGCGTTCAAAACTTTTTTGTTTATTGATAAGTTTTTCTTCATTTTTAAATTCATGTTCCATTGTACTAAATGTAACATTCAGATATGAATTAATTTCACCTTGTGTTATTTTTAATCCTTCTGGGGTATCTTCTGTAAGTAAATCCCCTTCTTGAATCATTTCATGTCGTAACCATAAAGTAAAGTTGTATGCCATAATAACGTCATCGTGTTGTCCAGAACTAGCTTCGAATCTTCCATTGGGTTTTTGCTCGAGGGTTCTTAATTCGTTTTGTAAATATTTACCTTGAGCTAAACTTGGATCGGTATTTAAGGCACTTAATAAAAGATTGAACATCTGTTCACGGTTTGTTTTATTCGTCATAATACCTGGGACCCTGTCACCAGTGCTTTTAGTCTTAGTAAAGTGTAGGAATTCTTCAAATTCAAATTTAATTTTTTCCGGAGCTTCTGAAAATAATATTTCTTCTATAATACCAATACCAAAACTATTTCGTTCTATAATTACACTTAATGTTTTAGGAGTTAATCCACAAACCAATTGTAATTGTAAAATTGCTGATTTAACAACGTTAGCATATCTTTTAATAACATTAAATTTTCCTCTGTATTCTGCTACTTGTCTACCCGTTTCAGCATCTGTTAATACCATTGTACTGAAATCCGATTTAGCAGCGGTACTTGCAGCATTATCCACTCCCATAAGGTACATTTTATTTGGATCTAATTCTTCAAAAACATCCATTTTTTCACCATATGCTAAATCAAGACTAAATTTTGGAGTAACTGGTTTAAAATGTTCCAGTACTTCATCTGGAAATACAGCATTATTAGAACCTAAGAAAACGAGGTTAAGTTCTTGATTAACTCTTCTCATATTAAAGTTGAGTTCTTTTTGTTGCTTTTTATACCATTCTTCATCTTTACCAGTCTCCGACCAATGTAATTCCAACCGAGCGAAGTTATTTCTATGATCGGAACTATTAAGAATTTTTTCATGATCCGGAACTGGTCTATTTGTTTTCTCGTCCCATATTTCCGAATAATCCCAAGAGTTTTGCCAAAGGTCGTAAAAGAAGTTACCATTTGAACCATTTGGTGTAGTCGTCATAATAACATTAGTAGGGAAGTTATTTTGTTTAGCAAGTACTCTCGCTTTTGAAACAACTGGTTGTAAAGAACCCCAAACTATATCCATATGCGGGATGAAAGCAGCCTCATCTATGTAGATTACCGGAGCTGTCATACCACGACCCACTGTATCAGGATTAATAGCACCAGATACGTAGTTTGAATTTAATCTAGAACCATTCGCTAATTCTAAATATGTTTGTTTTTCTCCTTTATTACTTTTAGGAACTTCCAACCATTTTGGTAACATCGATAACATGCTGTACATACGTTCTACGAAATCTAAAGCAGATTTTTGTTTTAGAGTTAGAAATTCTACTTTTACTTTCGGATGAAATAACATTACCCAAAGTAAATACTGGCCAACCGTAGTTGTTTTATAATGTTGTCTAGATGCCATCATAGCAATATTATCAACTTCCTGAATAAGTTTAATAAATTGAGAATACTTGGGAGTTTTTAACCATTCTTCGGATTCTCCTACCTTAATAATACCACCTGGAACTTGAACACGAATATAATTTTTAATAAAATAAAGAGCACTCATTTTACATTTTAGGTACTCTCTCATTCTCCATTCTTTATTCTGTTCCTGCTGTCTCATAATAGTTGGAGCTCCTGGACTAGTATATTTAGCCATAAGATTTTCATCGGCTAAATTTATATCCTTTGTCTCCATAATGATATCTTTATTGTTAATTACAATATCTTTTATATCTAAATTCATATTTAACCTTTATTTTTATCTTTAGTTATCTTTAAACTAGCTCACGACTACCAGTTATTAAAGGTTTTAAAACTTCTTCAACGTCTTCAAAATATCCTATTCGAATTATTCTTATATTATTCTCTAAACAATACTCTGTTTTAATTTTATCCCGTTCTTGA